AATATAGATATATATACGAAGTATATTATATATCTATATTTTTCAAGGTCTACCAGGAAGTAATATATACTTTAGTATATATTAACATTTTTCAGGCATCTCTTGAACCAAATACCTACCTCATATACCGAACCCTTGGCAATGGTATACCTTGCCTTGTTAAGCCAGTAAAGATAATTGCCTTCATCCATGAAAATCTTGTAGGCTTTAGGAAATCCCATAATTGCCTTGAAATCCAAAATCCCAAGAGGGTAACCATCGGGTCGGAATTGTCTATCAGCAGGTCTTAAAGTTAGAGGAGCTTTATCTAACTCTAATCGATACACTCCTGGGAGAGTACTCATCTTAGCAGTCTTTATGGGCCATTTCTTTTCATTCTTAAAGTCACTATTCCACAATAACTGAATCTTTCTAACGGTTAGATTCTTCTTTGCAGGAAGCTTTCGATAATCATACATTGCCAAAGTCTTTTCAATTGGAATGTTATAATTACTCCCATAAGGAGACTCAAAGAGCAATTCTCTAGTAATTGTTGGAGTTTTTACTTGGAATACTTCATTAAAAGCATTCAAGTATTTCTTACCGGCTTTCTTATGCACTCCAACGATAACTAAACGCTTCCTTGATACTTGGGAGTTCCCATAGTCAGAAACGCTTCTTTCGTGAAAAATAAGTTTATAGTCTTTAAAGGCTTCCTGAAGGTATTCATTGGGTAAGAGAGATAGTAAACGAGGCAGGTTTTCAATAAGAAAAATCTTAGGCTTGTAATAGTTAATTCCTTCTATTACTAGACTTAAACTTCGGTTATCCTTGGGTTTACCCAATTCTTTAACCTTTGAAAGCCTCATAATTGATGATGCTCCACAGTCTGGAGAAGAGATTATGATATCTACTTTCTCATCAAACTCTTGTAAACAGTATCCTTTGTAGAATGGTACATCCTTAAAATTAGCTTTCCATTGCTCTTCTCCGGGAGTATGAAATACTCCTCGAGGTTCTATATTCCCTAATAGGTGCTTCCTAAAAGGGAACAATAACGCACCCTGACCAGCAGAGATACCTAATACAGTATATCTATTAATACTCATAAAATTTAAATTTTATCAATATGTACAGAGAAATAACTTTACATGACTTACAGGTTAGAGTATATAGAGATGGTAAAACCATCCAAGTACTTAGATGTAACGGTTGGGTTAATTTAAAGTATAAAGAATCTCATGGCTATCCTACGATTAATTTAAAGAAGAACTCATTAAGAAAATCCTATAAAGTAAGTAGATTAGTAGCCTTAGCATTTATACCTAATCCAAATAATTTACCTGTAGTAATGCACCTTAATAATATAAGAACAGATAATAGGGCTGAAAACCTTCGTTGGGGTACACCTAAAGAAAATACTCAACAATGTATTAGGGAGGGTAGATTCTATTTTAACGGAGGTCATAATAAACTTAACCCTCGTAAAGTACGTAGAATCGTTAGATGTATTAAGCTAAAGAACTATAGTACAATACAAGGGTTGTGTAAAAAGTTTAAAATATCCAAACCTTCATATTATCGGATTAAGAAGGCTCATTTCTTGTAACTTCTTAGTTTTACGTATTTAACCCAGGCATAATGTTTCCTAACCTTAGTATAATCCAGGTCATGGTCATTGTTATGGGCTTCTTCTTCAAAGCTTACATCATGATATCTTTCGCTTTGTTTGTTCCATTTAGCGAAGAACATGATGATTAAGTACTCGATTGCATACCACAAGTAGTAGAAAATCCACAACATCTCTTGCATTTGCTTGAGATGTATCTTCTCATGGTTGTAATCATAGGCATCAAACTTGGCCCCTTTTCTTACAAATACGATGCCGAACAAATTCATGGCTTTATACCCTTTGAAAGGTATAAATTTGTTGTAGATTACCTTCATTATATCTTGTTTTTAAAGTTTTCGTAAGCGTTTTTTAACTTCTGGTCATAGGCATTTTCAGCATAACCCGGACCATTATACTTCCGAGCAAAGCCTGCCCAGTCATGTTCCTTCAAGTTCTTCAAACAACTGGTATTATTCATGTAATAATACATCAATTTCAGCTGAGAAGCATGAGATTCTTCCATCTTTTTGACGAAATCAAAGACATTTTTACACCCACAATAGGCAAAATTGAAGCCCATAATCTGAAACATTCCCCAAGAAGCTGACTTTAGAGCACATTCTTCATCAATTTTCTTGGCAATTTCGAGTCTTTTGTACTCATGAGCTCCACCAAGATACTTAGATTTGGCCCATTTCGGGAAACAAATGGTAGGATAACTCTTTTGAGCAGCAACTGCCTTGTCCAAACCGAATTTGTTTTTGATTTCTTTGTACATAATGTGACCTTCGAATAGAATTTGAGGTCTACCATCTACTAAAAATCCATCTCTGCCTGCTGCTTCTACCAGTTGTACTGCTTTAAGCAAGGCTGGTTCTAGTCCCAAATCATTGGCTAGAGCCACAATCATTTCATTAGTTAACTTATCCATAACGTTATATTTTAAAGTTCATTAAAGATTAGAAAGTATTGCTGAATACCATACTTAGGAGGGTTCTTTAGGTTCTATTATCCTATATAATTTAATAATGTAGAAATATGGAAACTGAAAAATGTCACCTATGCAATGAACCTATCGACTTGCATCAGTACGAATTATCTAGGGCAATCCCTAAAATAATGGAAGCCAAACAACTTTGCTTTCATTGTGCTTTCTGGCATAACATTAAAGAAGAAGATGATAAGGTAAGAAAGGATTTTTCGATGGAAATCCTCCCATTAATCACTCCGGATTATCGTCATTACACTATCCATCTTAATTCCTTATGGATAGAAGTTGGTACTTTCAGAAGAGAACGTATTAAAACTTCAGAAAATTACATTGCTATGCTCACCGGAGATAATTCCATGATTATTAACTCATATAACAATTGGGGATTCCAGGGCATAATTCCAGAACACTCTAGAGGACTTTTTACTCCAAATGGAATAATCCTTACTCCTTTAGAACTTATGGAACTCTTAAGTCGCAAATCCTTTACCTCAGAGGATTTAAAATTTATGATTCAAAATTATACAGATAATAAATAATTTCGTATATTTGCATAAACTAATTAATAAAGATATGAAAAAGAACAAAAAAGAAACCAAAAAGCTAAAGGAGGGTGAAGAAGTCATTTTCTCTGATGGCAAAACCTTAATGGAAAAGGTAAAGGTAGAAACCATCGACAAGAAAGGTGGGTTTGCAATCCTGAGTAACAAAGTAAAGGTATCAAGAACACTTGGACCAGATGGGAATTATACCAGATTAGATGGTAAGCAAAGTGTTATCCTACCTCTATCGGATAAATCGGAATTGGATTATCAGGCATTCAAATCCTACTTCTCAATCAAGAGAAACCTTGAACTAATCGAATCCAAGATTAAGGATATGAAGGACAAAGACTTCAGTGAATTAATCGTAGAGTTAGATAAGAAGATATCCAAAATCGTAAATAAATACTTCGAACAATGACTCTAGGGATTATCTTGGGTATAATATATGCTATCTGTATTATACCTGCCTGGTTTATGACCAGAGTGATATGCTCAATGCACCGATTAACTAGACCGGGATTCCTATTCCTAACTATCTGGTTAATTATGCCACTATTTCCGATATACTTTATAATAACTTATATAGAAAAGAAACATGAACCGAGAGATTAAGACTAAGAAGGTTGGTAGGCAAAAGAAGCTTACCAATCCTTGCCCAGTAATCAAGGGAGAAACAGAAGTAATGGTAGGAAGCCCAAGATGTATTACCTGCCAATGGTTTGAAAGAAAATTAGAGAAGAATGGAAAAGCCTACGTCCACTGCAATCGATTATAATCTCTATGAGAACATGGTAATCGAAGAAAGGATAAGAAATTATTACTTACCAGTAAAGAATGTCCTTGAGACAGTTCGGGATAGAAGGATTAATATACCAAATTCTCCAGGAGGATTATGTGTTGACTTGATAGAGGTGAGTAGAACCATTAATATAGAGTTCAATCTTTCTAATGATGGTACATACTTATGGCAAGAAGTAATTAAACCTTGGTTTACCCCACAAAGGTTTAACCTTACCCCTGTATACTTTGGTTATTCCCATCACATAATCGAAAGTATTAAGGATGATACTCTTGATGTAAATGGCAGAATATATTTTAGGGTACCTATGAAAAGGTTAAAGGGATACAAATACCTGTTCCATACAGCATTTTGGTTTCCAGTATCTAAAGAATATAATGCTGAACGTATTAAAATACTAGAGTGTGCCCTGGAAGATTTAGAGAGAATTAAAAGAGAGGGAGAACCAAAGCTCCCTCCTATTACCGAAGATGAACCTATAATTTATTAGAGTATGGAAGATATAGATTTAGCAAAGCTTACCCAAGAGGAAGAGGCAATCCTTAGACTTACTGAGGAAATTTGGAATAGATTTTTAGAATTACCTATCAACCATCCGATGGAAATGGATGAGATGGCAATTAAGATACATGATATCCAAAGGATGATTATATCTAGGCCTGGATTTAGGTTGAATCAAGAAATGTTTAATCGGTATGGTAAAGGTAACAGCGATAAGGGATGATGACCATAAGAGAATCCTAAGATGTTCTGAAGGTAATAGGGTTTGGTATCGGTTATGGATTAATTCTGAGGATATGATGAGAATAGAACCATTATTGGAGGGAGGGGATAGAATTTGGATGGAAGAACTTGAGATGTATTATACTTTCTTCTATGAGATAAGGAATGGTAGGAGGGTCTTAGGGAAGGATAGGGTTAAGAAGATATTGGATACCATTTTATAGGGATTGAGATGCCAGGGATGTTAGGTCTCTGGCTTCTTTGTGTGTTTTGGGGTTTGTGGGATAATCGGGGTACCTCTTTAAGCGAGGAGCGATTTTGGTGTGGTACTAAAAACGGGGTACCCTTAAGACGAGGTGTTAAAAAGTTGAGGTACTAAAAGGGGCTAACGGTTACGTTAAAATTAACATTCAAAAATAAAAAGTAAGGGACAAACATTTTTATTTGCTTTCCCTTACTTTTTATTTAGTTTATAAGTTCTTTAAAAAATCTTTTGTATCTTTGATAATCTGAATTAATACCCAAATTACACCAACAAATAAAAATACATTTAATAGCATATCATTTAATTACTTGAAATTTTTGACTATTTGTAAACCTTTTGTTAGAACTTCTTTTTTTGTGTCCTTTGTATTTTCGCTTGCAATACTTGCAAATGAAAAATCATTCACTTTGTAGACTTGCTTATAAAATTCTGTAAATGCAGAAACAAGTGTTTTTAGTTCATTTTGTTTCTTTTCTTCTTTCGCTTTGCAAATCGAATCAAGCAAAGAAAAAGTAGTATTTCTTAATTTCTTTCGATACGCTTTCTTTTGCTTTTCGTTCAACTCTGCAAAAAGACTTTCAATATAAATTTCGGTCTTTTTCCCTAAAGAAGTTTTTAAAAGTCCGTTAGTTTTTTCATTCAGACTTTTAAAAATACTATCAACTGATAATTTAATAGTGCTATTTGCTTTTGCTTGCGCTTTTGCTTTATTTGCACTAACTTTGTTTACTTTGTTGTTAGCAACTTCTTTTTCTACGACTACATTTTTTAATTCTTCCATAATAAAATACATTTAGTTTTTAAGTTTATTTTATTATATCCTTTTCTCTATAAAACTAAATGATTTATAAGAAAAAGAGAAAAGGAATAAATTAATTTTATATTGTTTCAATATGTCAAACATTGCTTTTTGATTACATTACAAAGATACGATTTAATTTTTAATTAGCAAAATTTTCAGAGAATTTTCTTTTTAAAAATTGTTAATCAAAATTTTAAATATCTCTTTGCTTTTTCAACAATACAAAGATAAAAAATATATTTTAATCTGCAAAACATTTATAGAAAAATTTTCGAGAAATATTTTAAAAATAATTTTTAATAATTTCGTATGAAAAATTTGCAAGTAGGTTTTAGGGGTTTGAAAGGTGGGCATTGTTGTGGGCATTAGATATAGGTATATTGATGGATATAAGGTAGGATATAGAAGGGGTTGGTATAGGTACCACTTTAGAAAATTGGAGGCCCCATACAGTCCGGTTAATATTATCTGTATATTATCATACATAAAGGCCATTAGGTGACTAGCAGGCTTTTATACCAATGCCCTGGGCCATACAGGGAGTCTATGGAGTACTATGGCCTATAGGTCTGTAGTTAAGCCTATGGTAAGCCATAAATAAGTCCCATGAGGGCCTACATAGAAAGGCTTAAGAAAAAGCCCAGTACCTTAAATAGGTATGGGCTTAAGGTGTATCTAAGTTAGCGATTAGGCTTCTGCAATAAGGGTAATGTATAATGAACCCAGATAAGCGGTATAGGCAGGCTTAGGTTGAGAACCATCATCGAATAGTAAAGGACATTCTGCAAGTATAGAGTTTATTTGGGCTCCTGTAAGAGTTCTATTAGAAAGTTCATAATAGAAATTATGTACTATACGACCGGGAGCTAGTTCTGAGCAATTATATGCCTTGAATGTAAATTCTGGGATGTGTAGATACCCTTCGTCTATTAGGAAGGAAAGATACTCAAGAACTCCTTTCTCATCTACCTGAGAATCAATGTTTAGGATTGCCTGGTTTTTAGTGAACCAAGTTTTAACTAAGTTGGGTTTAATACTACGCATAGGATATAAGGATTTAAAAATTAATATTCTTGTTTATTATCACATTGCAAATATAAGAATAATAAATAATATAGCAAAATCCTAATCAATTTTTATAAATCCTACTGAGGCCATTAATAGATAATGTATTAGAGCTCTAATACTAATATTACGTATCTCTCTATCAGTACTCTCTCAAAAGAAGTATCTCTTCTAGCAATCTAAAGTTTCTTTTTAACTAACTACAAGGGCCATTAATAACATAGTTACTAGTTTTTAGGTACCTTGAAGGCCTAAAAATTACCTCGGATTTATTAAATTTAGGGGCCCCAATCCGACAAAAAAGGTACCTAATTTTATATAAAAAGGTACCCCAAATTATTGCCTAATCCTACAAATCCGATTGCCTTTTTATATACATTTATTATATAATAAGCGGCCATTAGGGGTCTAGGATTTATCGGATTTAGGTACCCCAAAAGGCCATTATTAGGTGCCTTTTAGGCAATTGGTTATATAGCCTTAGGACCTTGAGACTGATGTGTTAGATAGCTCTGGGGTATGTGTACGTATAGTAGCCTGGATATGGCCTGAATCCCCTACCTCAAAATCCGCAACCCCCGGAAGGCCCCAAAAGTAGATTGCATTATGTATATTGATTAGTATTATATTAGGTTGAAGGTTATTAGGTGTATCTTAGTTAGGTTATGTGTTACATAGTTAGGCCCAGTATGATTTTGTTTTATACTGGGCCTTAGTATTTATTTTAATATTTGTTTTTGTTTGGTGGGGTGGGTTAGTAGTATTGGATTATGTGTAGGATTATGTAATAGGCTATTAGGTTTAGTATCCATAGGAGTTGTTCTAATATGAATAGGTATTTCCTTCTTTTGGTGTTGGGGTGGGTAGATTTATATTTGGTGTATCGCTTTTCGTTCTGTATCAGTTGGTAGGTAATGTATATTGCCCCTATTGCCTTGAGTATGTGATATATGGTAATCATTTCCTTTTCTGTTTTAATTTGTTTTGGGTACGTAGGTGCTTGTTGAAGGTTGCACCTGAGTCTGTGTAGTAATTGGGGTTTGGTTTACCTGGAGTAGGAAAATGTTCATTCCATTTATCCTGGTGAGGTATGTATACTTGGTTCTTGGATTTCTTTTTCATTTTGTTTCTCTGTTTAGTAGGGTATTTTTGAATCCAATTGGTATAAGCTCTTGGGTTTCTATGGTTACGGAGTCGAAGTAATTCTTTATACCTTTTATGTTTTTGAATTGTAATACTCCTCCATCGCCATAGGTAGCATTTACTTGGTTTATAAGGTCCTGATAAGCCTTGTCTTGGTTATCTTCTAGTGAATGGTATATGTTTTCTACTTGATTACCCTCTACGATTACTAAGGTTGTGATTTTTAGTTTCATTTTCCGTAATGTTTTAGTTGGTTATTGTACTCTGGGTATTTGTTCTCGTAGTAGTCATAGAGATATTGGTATTCGTCATCTCCTGACCAGCAATCAAGGAAGTAATCATATTGGTCCTCGGTTGCCTGTGATGGATGTATATGCAATGTATATTTGCAATAGTGTTCCCATACTGTTTTAGGTTGGAATTTATTAGTTGGGAATGCCATGACTACTAGAGCCATGGCAATTGATGATAATATGATTAGTTTGGTTCTCATTTGATGAGGAATTTTAAAAGGTTAATGGTTTGTTCAGCATTCTCGTAAAGAGTTTCGGGTTCTTCAAGGAGGTCAATATAATAATCAATGATTTCGGCATGTTCTTCCTCGTCAGAGAGTTCGAGGGCATCGTTATTTAGTTTACTGGATATCTCGCTCAAACGTTTAAGATATTTATTGAGAGTATTAAGGTCTTCCTGTGAACGAGTCTCTTTGAATTTAAGATAAGTTTTTGATGGTACCATAGTTAGTCCCCCTCTGATTTTAAGGGTTCGGCAATTACTGAAATGAATCCTTCAGGATATAATGTATATAGGATACGGTATCCGGGTTCATATGGTGGTAAGAATACGTTAAGTATATTTCTGAGTAATGGATAGAGTTTCCATTGGTTATCTTCTAGGAATTGTTTCCATTCGTCCATCTCATTGGCATCATAATTAGCAGATAATTGAATGTGATACCGTTCGTTTTCTATATTGATAGGTACGAATAGGTTAGTAACTACCTCGATTTCGTTAGATTGTTTTTTGTACTGGGTAATTGGATACCAGATACCCTCGTTTTTCCATTGATTGAGTTGGAATATTGTCATCCCAGCTTCCAGTAGGTTGGTGAGTTTGTAAAGGTTTACCATGTTGTTGTCTATTTTAAAATTA